AATTTATCGTGCTTGTAACTTTCGCTATTGTGGGCTTACAGACGCAAAAAAAGATTTCTACTATGCTGACGGCACCAAGCATTCAAGAGGTAAAATAAAAGGTGCCGAGGGAGAATGGAAAGAACGCTCCCGCAAGCACCGATATGTGATGGTATTTGATAAAAGTTTAGAACTTTTATGGTGAAGTGTTTTTAGTATTTTCAGTTTTGACTAATTTTTCATTTAAGAACTGTGAGGACTGTTCATAGTACATTATTTTTCTAAAGTCATTTAGATATTGCTGTAGATATTCTGGTTTAAGTAAGTATATTGTTCTTTTATCATCATTTTTTCTAACCTCATATTCAAAATTACTAATTGCGACAACAGGATTTAAATCTGCTTGAGGATTATCTGGATTTGGAATAGTAAAATCAGAATTTACAATTTTACCAGCAGGAAGTATAAGTCTTCCTAAAGAATCTTTAACTTCTTTTGTTTCATAAAATCTGATGTTGTTCATATCGTTTCCATACTTATTTTCCACAAATCGATAAAGTTCAGCATTTGAAAGTGGCCACTGATCTTTAACATTAATAATACCAGCAGTCAACATTACAATCCAATCATATTCTGAACTACCATAAACTTCTTCTGCTACAATATCTGGTCTGAGACCTTCTGGCACTTGGTACTTATTGAATAAAGTAAATACATTTTGCAGGTCATTACGAAGTTTAACTCTTCTGAAAAGATTTTTAACTCTTATGTAATCTAAAGAGGAGTTTTTATCAGAAAGTGGAGATTGATAATCAATTTCTGGAAGTTCTCTAAAGTAAGACATTAGTAACCTACTCCTATTGATGCTTCTTCTTGATCATAATCTTCAGCATAAACTGGATTAAGTTCTTTAAACACAAGAGTGAGTTGCATATGAACTGGACTTCCATCCCAGTATGTTGCATAAGTTCCGGAGGCAGTATAATCTACAGTCATATCAATTAAAGCCATTGGTTTAAAAGTATTTAAAAATGGATGCTTATTGCCACCTTTTTTATAAGTGAGTTTGAATACATCTGGACTTCTTATAAAAATTCCTGCTCCACCAGAAGTTTTTGCAACCATTGATTTTTTGAAATTGCGAATAATATTTTTTATTTCCATCGCTTCGTCATTATTTCTTGGTGCGAGATCAAATACGAATGGAAATGAACGAATATTTACCCCATTGAAAAGGAGTTCCATATTCGGATTAAAAATTTGTCCGGTTGCTTTTGCAAGGACATTTTCAGTAGTTACATTTGCTCCCAACTGATTAATTAATTTGCCAGTAATTACAGAAACCAATCCTTTTCTATCAGATTCAGTTAAACCTATATTCTCCATACCCTTTACTGCATTTTGTAATGCTTCTTTTGGATTATTAATAACTCCACTAGCGGCACCTAAAGCATATGCTTGTAATGGGTTAAATGATGCAGAACCCCAATCAACTTGATTTGTATCCCTTATATTTTGTGGTATTGGTAAGTAGATAAAACATTTTGGTTTTTCAAATTTATTAACATCGCTGCCAGTTTTTAAAGTTCCTAAATTTGTAACTTGACCTCCATCACTTAAACTTAATCCAGTTGGTTTATATTCTGAAATTAATATTTCTAGATAGTCAGTATCTTTTTCAATTTTGAGTTTTTTCGGATATCTAAAAGTATTAGTTTTTTGATTGGGTTTCTTCAAACCATTAGTTTGATTTTCAGTCAAGGTGCTATTTAAGCTACTTGAAGCAACTCCAAAGGTTGGATTATTAAAAGAATTTGGTCCGGATGTTCCGAAGTCTTCTACAGCCATTTATGTTTTCTAGTTATTTAGACGGATATTCTCAAAAGGTATTGCTTGTAAGTCTTTTATTTCTGAAGGAAAAACCTCATAAATTTTTCCAGGAATTTCATCCCAAGTATATTGCCTCATTTGTCCCCAGTGAAAGTTAATTCCTTTAAATCCCCATTTAAATACGTCAGTTACTGCAACAAAAGGATTTTGATCGTATTGGATATTTGGAGTTTTTGGATTGTATACAAAAACGTAGTATTTTCCTGGAGATGGAATTTTGGGAGATTCTTGTAAAACCTCTAGGAGTTCAAGCATTAAGTCATCTGGATCTTCATTTCCAATAATTCCATCGAGAACAGGACGAACTCTATTATTATTAATGTCAGTATCTGTGACTTTTTTTTGTTGACGTTCTTTAAGGGACTTTCTGGGCATTATTTTATGTTTAATTCGTTTTCAGTAAGAACTTTAAACTCATAACCTCTATCAGCACACCATTCTTTTGCGGCTTCCCACTTTGCCTGGTTTTTAGCATATTCATATGCTTCATATAGATATTTCTTTGTTTGTCTTTGTGGTTTTGGTGGAGGTGTAGTTTGTCTTTTTGGTTTAATTTCAATCAAATATTTTTTGAGTACACCATTACTTTCTTTAACTTTAATATAAAAGTCTGGAAAATATCTATGTACCCTATTGTCCAAAGGAGAACGATAAGGAAGTGCAATCTCTTCAGAACCCCATTCAATTATATTTTGATTTGAGTCACAATATACCATAAATTTTCTTTCCCACAAAGAGCGGTATATAATATTTGTTGGATCTCCTTTATATTTTTGAGGGTAAGAAGGTTGATATTTTCCTTTATACGACATCTAAATAACTATAATTCCATATAAAATATTTAGAGTGCCTACTCCAAATAAAATAGCATTTTTAAAACCAGCTCTTACAAATTTAGCACAAACATCACATTATCAAGTGACGTTTGGTGGTTTACCCACACCCCTTAAACAATATTTGGGTAAAAGGGGAGTTGGTTCTTTTTTTATAGGGGAAACAGTAGGACTTCTTTGTAACTCAGCATCATTACCAGGAAGCTCTTTAGGTACTGCTGATGTGGTTGGAAATTTTATGGGAGTTGCTGAAAAGATGGCACATACCCGTCTTTTCAATCAAATAGAACTTGAGTTCTATGTTGATTATGAGTATAAAGCAATTAAGTTTTTAGAGCATTGGACTGAATTTATTGCTAGTGGTTCTAATGAATCACAAGCAAGTGATGGATATTATTTTAGAATGAGATATCCAGATGAATATAAAACCAGTCAAACTAAAATTGTAAAGTTTGATAGAAACTATGTCTATGAACTAGAATATAACTTTTTTGGAATGTTCCCAATTGCTGTTAATTCCATTCCTGTGAATTATGGAAATTCAGAGATATTAAAAGTTTCAGCATCATTCTTTTTTGATAGATATGTTTCTGGAAAAATTACAAGTGCTTCAGTATTTGGTGGTAATGATAATAATAAAGAATCAAATTCTCAAGCTCCTGGTTCTAGCGTTGGAATTCCTGTCAAAGGATTTAGTGGCGTTGTGTTTAAAAATCAAACTGATGCTTTAAATCCAAACGCTCAAACATATTATGATATACAACTTACAAATCCAACTCCATTCCCTGAGGGTGGATAAATAAAAATAACTGAATTTTTTGGGTCATTATGCCTTTACCAAAGATCTCTACGCCAACATATGAGTTGGAAATTCCTTCAACTAAAAAAGTAATTAAATATAGACCATTTTTAGTAAAAGAAGAAAAAATTCTTATTATCGCTATGGAGAGCGAAGATAATAAGCAAATCGCTCAAGCGGTAAAAGATGTTATTTCAAACTGTATTATTACAAAGGGAATTAAGATTGACCAACTAGCAACATTTGATATTGAATATATCTTCTTAAATATTAGAGGAAAGTCTGTTGGAGAGGAAGTAGAAGTTCTTGTAACTTGTCCTGATGATAATATTACTCAGGTTCCAACAGTTATTAATTTGGATGATATTAAAATCACTTTTGATGAAGAACATAATAAAGATATTCCTCTTGATGATAATTTAATTTTGAGAATGAAGTATCCATCTATGAATGAGTTCGTGAAGAGTAACTTTAATGTTGGAGAATCAATCAGTGTTGATGATACTTTCCAATTAATTACATCTTGTATTGATCAAGTTTATACTGAAGAAGAATCGTGGGGTGCATCTGACTGCACTAAAAAAGAACTTGCCGAATTTTTAGACCAGTTAAGTTCAAAACAGTTTAAGCAAATTGAAAAGTTTTTTGAAACCATGCCAAAACTTTCACACATTATAAAAATTAAAAATCCAAATACAAATGTTGAGAGTGAAGTTCTGCTGGAGGGTCTATCTGCTTTTTTCGCGTAAGTATGGCGCATGAGAGTCTTGCGTCATACTATAAAGTAAATTTTGCCCTCATGCAACATCATAAATACTCTTTGACGGAGTTAGAAAATATGATTCCCTGGGAAAGAGAAGTTTATTTAGCTCTTCTTGAACAGTATATTGAAGAACAAAACTTAAAAGAAAATCTAAATGGCTGAGGGAACTGCTATTTCTGCAAACAGTTTTATGGGTCGTTCCGCAGACGACGCTGAAACTTTATTAGCTCTTCGTTCAACACAAAATACTTTACAAGTTACGAATATTGAATTGGGAAGAGTTACTTCCCAAATGAATGTTTTTAATGCATCTTTACAAAGAATTTCAGGTCTTATTGCATCAGAGTCATTTTTAGAAAGACAGAGAGAAGCACAAAAACAAGAACAAGAAAGACGACTAGCAGAGCAACAGGCAAGAGAAGGTCAAGAAAGTTTAGTAGAAAGAAAAATACAATCATCTTTGGTTACACCAGTACAAAAAGTACAGGCAAAAACTCAATTTGCACTTTCAAATTTGATGAAGGTTTTTACCTTCCTTTTAGGTGGTTGGTTACTTAATCAAGGTGTAAGAGCGTTTAAGGCTTCTTCAGATCGAAACATAGAAAAACTAAAAAATATCAGAGATGAAACTCTTACTGGTCTAGGAGTTATTGGTACAATATTTGGAATAGTTAGAACAGGAATCAATAATGTTCTAGGAACTATCTTTAATATTACTGGTAATATAGGAAAAGCAATTACTGATAATATTTTTAAAAAACCATTTGAAGCAATTCGAAACTTACTAGGTTTAGGTTCTAAAACTGGGGGTGGTGGAGCAGCGGCAAGTTTAACTGACGATGCTTTAAAGGGTATTAGAGGTTTTGCTAGGGGTCTTCTTGGACCTATCGGAGGTGGAGCAGCTCTTACAGCACTCGATATTGCTGCCAATAAAGAAGAACCAGTAAGAGCGGCAGTTGGGACAGTAGGTGGAATGGTGGCATCCACTGCAGCTTTTTCTATAGGATCATTTGTTCCTTTCCCCGGAACTGGATTACTTGCTGGTGGATTAGCGTATAATGCTGGACAAGATTTTACAAAAGGAATATATGATAAGTTTTTTGGGAAAGATAAAGAAGAAATAAAACTACCATCATTCACAATACCACAAATTCCATTTTTAAATAAAATGGATTTTAAGATGCCTCCAGTATTTGGAGAAATTACTGCAAATATCATGGGAGAAAAGGAATCACCTGATAAACAAAAATCCGTCACTGCAGATTCAACACCTGCCAAACCACCAAGTGCAACTCCAGCACAAATTTCTGCTGCACCAGCACAAGATGTTTCTTCTAAAGTTGGTCCAGAACCAGAGCAAAAAACACAAGTGATTTTAACGGATGCTACATCAAGTCCAGATCCTCAGGTTGTTCCTGCTGTTGGTGGTGAAGGAAATTATGTCCCATCAATACCAAGTTCTAACCCTGATAATTTCTATGCATTATACTCCCAGATTCACTACAATGTTGTGATGTAAAATGGCAAATTCTTCTCTAGCATATACATCATCAATAAATGTTAAGAATATTTCAAGGTCGGTTTCGTCTCTGAAACAAGGAGTTGAAAATTCGCAAAGGTCTGCAAATGGCATTTTAAGCACTTTAGAAACAAGAAGTAAATTTAAAAGACAAGCATTAACAAATAATGCAAGATTGTTTCAAAGAAGAAGAGATGCTGTACAAAGAAAAGATAGAGAAGATATTGTTGAAGCATCTACTATTTCTGGACCACTCAATAGAACTAGAAAAGTTATTTCTTCAAGCACAAAAGGATTTTTAGGAAGAATTCTTGATTTTGTAGGAACTTTGATGGTTGCTTGGTTAGTAAATAACCTACCAACAATTATTAGTCTTGGTCAACAACTAACTGTTAGAATTCAAACAGTTACAAAAGTAATGTCTAATTTCGTAAGAGATACTACAGATCTTTTATCTGGATTTGGACAACTTCTTCAAGCAGTATATCAAAATTTAATAAATTTTGACTTTATGGATTCTCAAAGTAGAATCGCTACTGCGATGAATAGAATGGAAGTTTCTTTTCTTAATATTCAAAGTCAACTTAAAGAAGCTTTTAGTATTTTAACTCAACCATTTGACCTTGAAAAACCACCAGAAGAACAACCACCACCATCTCAACAACCTGGTCCTGGCGGAGGTCTTCCAGACCCAAAATCTGCAGAGATGTATCGCATTGCAGCTGCACTTTCTACTGAAGGAAGTGGAGCACAATCAACTGTTGATATGATGCAGGTAGTTGTAAATAGAAAAGCATCTGGTAAATATGGAGCAACTTATACCGATATTCTCGCAGCACCAGGTCAATTTGAGGGTGTTTTTAAGAGGAATACGAAAAATTTTAGAAAAATTCAAACTTTAGATGATGCTTCTAAATGGTCTGGACAAAGTAATCAAACTCTTTTGAAAATTATTTCAGATATTCAAAATACAGCATTACAAGCAAATGCTGCAAAATTTGTTGGAGGAGCTCTAGAATTTAGGGCTTCTCCGCAAAATAATAAAAATGGTCGTCTTCCAGGAACTGCTTGGCGCGGAGGCGCTGGAGATAATCAATTTCTTGTGGATCCTAGTAGAGGCGATCCTATTCGACCAGGAGGAGCAGCACCATTCAATCTTCCGATGGCAATAACTCCAACACCTGCAACTCCTGGTGGTCTTGGATCCAGAAAATTAGTGAGTGGTGATATATTGACCCAATCGATTGGAAGAGGAGTTCGTGATATAAGAATTACTGATTCATATAAAGATCCAAGTAGACCATCACACTTGGGTCTTGATATTGCCTGCCCATCTGGAACTTGGATCGCACTGAGAGTTGATTGTGAATGGGTTGGTTATGCATTTGATTCTGGTGGATATGGACACGTTCTAGATGTTTGGATTCCTTCTTATGGTATTCAACTCCGTTTTGGGCATTTATTAGATAAACCAAAAACTTTCACTAAAATGAAAGCGGGAACATCATTTGCTCAGTGTGGAAGTTCTGGTAATAGTAGTGGTCCTCATATCCACTTAGAGTATACAACAACAAAAGGAAGAAGAGCAGGAGGAAGTGATGGCGATCCATCTCCTTATGTTCCTCTTTTATTACTTACAAATAAACCAAATACAGGTTCATTTTCTGTCCCAGGAAAGACTGCATTAGCTCCTGCTCCTCCAGCACAAATAACTACACCACCAAAACAACAACAAGACTTGAAACAACAACCTCGTGATAATATCATTGCAGTTCCCATTCCTCAACAACCACAAAAACAAACTGTTCCTTATGCAACATCTGGTGGGGAACAAACAACTTCTACATATCTTACAGAACAAAGTGCATTAAATAGACTTATAAAGAATAGACTTCTTTTAGAACTAGCATATACATAAATGTCAACTAAAAAATCAACATACGAAGAAATCATTATAGAATCGAATGACGGAAGTAAGACCGTTGATATTCGACTTGGTGCCGTATCTATTGATTATTATGAAGACATTTTTTCACCTATCATTACTGCTAAAATAGTTGTTGGAACTACTGGAGATGCTATAAAGGGAAAGGATGATAAGGCACAATCAATATATAATGGTCTTCCTCTTCGTGGGGGAGAAAGAGTATCTTTAAAAATCGCTCCTAATTCAGTTACAAATAAAGGTTTAGACTTTGCAACAAATCCAAAACATTATTTGTATGTGTCTAGTGTTACAAATATAATCAGTGAAGGTTTGAGAGAGTTTTTCGTTTTGAACTTGGTTTCAAGAGAAGCAATCACAAACGAAACGACAAGAGTTCCGATTAAGTTTCCAACTAGTCTTCCAATAGACGCATCTGTCGAAAAGATATTGAAAGAATATTTAAAAACAGATAAACCAACAGATGTTGATAAAACATCAAACAAATATGGTTTTATTGGAAACTTGAAAAAACCATTTACATTGTTAGTTTGGTTGGCATCAAAAGCAGTTCCAACTATTCAAAATGCAACTGCCGGTTTCTTGTTCTATCAAACTCAAGAAGGTTTTAAATTTAAGTCAATTGATAATTTAATTATCCAATCACCAAAAGCAACATATTTTTATAATGAAGTTAATCGTAGCGATATTGAAAGAAATAATGACTTTAATATCTTAAGTTACACTACAGAAAGAAATCAAAACCTACTTGAGAAATTGAGGCTTGGTGCTTATGCAAGTTTTAGAGCAGCATTCAATCCTGCAGATGGAAAGTTCACCTTACCTCAAGAAGGTTCATTTACTTATGGAAACTATGCAGGAAAAACTAAAAATTTAGGTCAGGTTGTTAAGTTGCCGCCAATTACAAATAGTTCAAATGAAACTCTTGGTGATATTCCGACTCGCATTATCACACAAGTAATTGATATTGGAACAATGGAAAAAGATGTTTCTTTAGATGTAAATGCAAATCCTTGGGAATATCAATCTCAGTCAATTATGAGATATAATTTATTATTCACTCAAGTTTTAAATATGACAGTTCCACTGAATACAAACTTAAAGGCAGGTGATATTATTGATTGTAAGTTTCCAAAAATTACTTCTAGTGATGCAAAAGAATATGATGATGAGCAAAGCGGTCTATATATGATAAAGGAAATATGTCATCATTTTGATAGTGAACAATCACTATCATCTATGAAACTCGTAAGAGATACTTATGGTGCATACGGAACAAATAATACACAATAAATTCTAATGGAAGAAAGTTTACTTAAAAGTAATTTTATTGGAAGAGATGGTTTTCTTTGGTGGATAGGTCAAATTCCACCTATTGATGCTTGGGAAGGGCAAGGAACTGGTAAAGGGTGGGGAAATAGATATAAAGTTCGTATTATGGGATATCATCCTTATAGTACAGAAGAACTTCCTGATGAAGATCTTCCTTGGGCTGGAGTTGTTATGCCTCCAGGAACTGGAACAGGTGCGGGAAATGTAGCAAGCACTATTAAGTTTAGTCCTGGAGATACTGTTATTGGGTTTTTCTTAGATGGAGATAATGCCCAATTACCTATGATAATGGGTGCATTTGGTAATTCGGTCTATTCTGCAAAAGATGGTGAAAAAATTCCATTTGGTTCTTTTACGGGCAGAACCAAGTACATGCCTAAGCCATCTACAGCGGTTCTTAGAGCAACAGAAACAAACGATGCAAATGCAGCATCTCAAAAGTCTCCACAACATTTAAGTCCAGCAGACGCAAAAAAATACGCAGATAATGCATCTTATGCTGATTCTGCTGGATCTCTAATACCACTACCTTGTGGCGAATCAGGGTCTCAAAAAACTATTGATAAAATTAAAATAGCAATTCAGGGTTTTATAAAATTTATTAAAGATTTAAAAATAAAATTTGATTCTGGTCTTGATGGTATTCAAGATTGGATTAATGAGGAAATTGATATTAGAGCATATCAAATTCAAAAAATAGCTTCTAAAATGGTTTCTGGAATTACCAATCGTCTTTATGACAAACTTATAAAACCATTGCAAGAAGGACTAGAACTTCTTTTTCAAGATGTTTTTGGTAAAACTATGGTGGCAACCGGAGGAAATTATCCACTTTCCTACTCTGCTGGTGTTCTAGCACAGGAGTTAATGATTGAACCGATAAAAACTCTTCAAGATTTAATACCTTGCTTAGTTAATGAAGTTATTAAAAAACTTATTGACCCTATCAAAGAAATACTCAAAACAGTTGCTAATAAGGTATTAAATTTTGTAGAGTGTGTTGCGGATCAAGTAGTTGGTGGTATATTCAATGTTATTGCTGATGGAATTCTTGGAGGAATAGAATCGGCACTCAACGGTGTTTCTGCCATTTTACAATTTATTGAGAACTTTAATGCAGAGGACATTATTAGAAATGGTATTGAAGCCATAGCAGGACTGATAGGAATTCAAAGTTGCAACAAAGAATCTCAACAAGAAAAATATGGTGCTTGCAAATATAAGATTGGATCTGGTCCAGTTTTCCAATCTGAACCAGATTTACAAAAAATAGTCAAAAATGCAAATGCCGCAAAAGCAATTTCTGCTGCTGCTGCTTTAACTGGTGTTCCACTTGAAGGAATAGAAAACATTGTAGGTGCTTTTGATATTCTTACAGATAAAACACTAATACCAAACGCAACATCTGCAGTTGAAGCTTGCTACTCTGGAATTCCATTAGTTTGCAATCCACCAATTCTTAATATTTTTGGTGGCGGTGGATCTGGAGCAAAGGCAATTCCATTATTTGGTTCAATTGTAGGAACTGGAACAAATAAAACAGGAAGTATTATTGGATACAAAGTTACAGATCCAGGATCTGGATATTTGTTCCCACCATTTGTTGAAATTGTTGACAACTGCAATCAAGGATACGGGGCTCAGGCTAAGGCAGTTATTAAGGATGGAAAAGTAGATTTCATTTATGGAACAAGTGATGGGGAAAATTATCCAGTCGGAGAAGAATTGCCAACAGTTTTAACTGATACAAAAATAATAGACACTGGATTCCAATATAGCAACCAAGATAAAGTTACAGATGATTTGGGAAATGAATATAAAATTAAGGTAGTGGATGGAAACATCGTTAAGGTTGATCCAATAAATAAATTACAAGTTTCAAAACTTCCAGTTATAACTGTAGAATCTGAAACAGGTTCTGGAGCAGTTATAGTTCCCATTCTTGATATTCTAGAACCACAAGATCCAACAACATTTACTGGAGATGTGGAAAATGTCATCGATTGTATTACATAAGTAAATGGCACAAAAACCTCTTGAAGAACAAAACTGGTATGCAAGGTTCGTAGAATCCTATGGACCGACATTTAGAATTGACATTAACAATCCTCAGATGGGGTATGGTGGTGAAGATGTTTATACCTTATATGGGGTTACAAAGAAAAATGATAGATCTTCAATTTCTTTTGATCAAAGTGGAAAATTAAAAATAAACAGTGATTTAACACTGGAAATTGTTGCTGGTGAAAAGAATTCATCAAAAGGTGAAGATATTTTAATTCATAGTAGAAATGGAAGTATATCTATTACTGCCGATAAAAATGGTAATATTAAAATTTCAGGTCAGAATGTCACTGTAGAGGCTGACTATGACATGGATTTCATCGCAGGGTCTGATATTAACTTCAATGGGGCAAATTTCAATGTCAATGCAAATGGACTTTTTGTTCAGGGATTGACTGGAAATTTACTTCCACCAGAAATGCAATTTACAGCACTAGTATTTACAGGTTCTAGAGTTGGTGGTGA